TTAGAGTAACTTAGTTCCTATGCAAGAAAGCAAGAACATTAATAATTCTTGTACTTTAAACCCATATATATCTCCTGCAATCTTTGTCTGCACCCTAACTTCAGTATCAGGGATTTTTTTTCCATCAGAATCATATTCAAAAGAAATTTCAAATTCATCATCCCACTTATCATATGTTATGAATGAATAATTAAATGGAATTAAACCATTTTTTTCCATAATATCGATTACAGTTTGAACAGTTGTCCCTGAGTGCTCTCTGTCTCCACGATCAGATAACCAAGTCCAAAACCCTATTTTTTTAATGATATCCAACCCTGCGCTTATCTCATTTTGACTTAACGCTCTTACTTCTGATTTAAATCGTGCGTCTGAAACGGTTTGTGGTGAATTTACAAAATACCCGTTCAACCAAGCTGACGATGAATTTCCCAAATTACAATCACCATTCTTAACTGGTGCCATATATTTTGGAATTAAATTGCTCGGATCATAAGATGTTACGTGAATTGGCTCGTATGAATTAGTAGCCTCGTTGTATGCCGATACGCTGAATCCCCCCAACTGAGAAGGCGTCATGCGGAAGGCAACACTCCCTTTACCAAGTGAACTGGAAGGACTAACGAACTGCCTATCGAAAAGTAGCCCTGGGGCTGGCTGTGATCCATCAGCAGCTGTTTCAGAACGTATTCGCATGCCACCTATAATGGATGAAATAGCTGGTGAGTTAACCTTTACATCGCCTGTCATTTCTGGGTGAGCGGATAAAGTTCTTCCGATAGCCAAACGCTGCATGCCAACAGGTACATTGATGTCAGAGATAGTTGCATTAGCTGCACTCATAATGCCTATTTTCGTACGGCCGTCAGTTGAAATAGAGCCAATCTTAATACCGTCAACCTCAATAAGTGAGCCACCTGTCGTTAAATCTACATCACGAATTACTCGGTCTGCCCATCCAATATTATCGATATCAATATTCTTAATGCGGAAATTACTGCTAGCGGTATTGGTAATTCGAAACCAGGCGCGCCCAGTTCCAAATGCAGTTCCTAAGTTACCGTTTGGAACTCCCTCTACTCGCACGCCATCAATGATAATATTGTTACCTATCATATTAATAACTGCGCATGGTGATCTCGATGATTCGCCATTAGGACCACGCATGTTGATTCGGAAATTTTCAACCCTCACATTAGAACCTGATTGTATGTCAAAGGCGCGGGATGGAAACTCAGTGTTAGTTGTATCTACAGAAGGGTAATTGAGGGAACAATTAATTATTGCATAATTACTTCCTCGGAAATTTTCTGAACCTAATGGATGTTCATTATCGGCCACTCCAAGAATTGCAACTCCCGCTACTGTTCCAAATGAATCACAGTTAATAAATCTTATATTGTACGGGATAGGGTTATCTGGATGGTTTGCCGTCGCAAAACCTTTAGTAATAGTATTATTTCCGTATGTGCGACTATTAATTACTGTAATATTATATGACCCATCATCAATTTCAACACCATTCTGAGTTATTGTGTGGGTGCGCATTGACTTTCCATAATCCGTAATTACTTGAGTGCAATTATCAATCACACCTCCTGAAGCTCCGTGCGTTGTTATTCCGTCATCATAACAGTAATCTATAATAAAGGAGTTGCGTACGGCAAAATTTGTTGTCATTCCCTGAGTAATTCCGGCATGACCTACACCTACGTAATTATCTTTCCAACAGGCTATGTCTAAACAATGCTGCGGTCCTTCTTGGAATACCATAGAGTCAATATCTAATCCATCAAGCGCACCGGTTCTAAGGCATCTCCCCCACTCTACATCTGGATTTGATTTGACACGACTATAACCATTAGCCTTGATGCGAAAGTTTGAAAGCTGAATATTCTTATCATAGGTCAGTACAGCACTACCCCAACCTACGTTTTGCATTACATCTTTAACACCATCCATTGTTGGGTCGGCTACAATACATGATTTCCACATATTTGAACCGAAAATGCGGACGCCGCTCGGAATATATAAGGTATCGGATATTCTGAAGAATTTGTCCGGAATAAAAAAATTACTTGCTCCTGAGTTAAGAGCTTTCTGTATTCCTACAGTACAGTCGGTTCCTGTAGTTCCAAATTCATTAGAGTCGCCAACTACCCCATCAAAATCAGTAATTGATATCCATTCAGCGTTAACATCATGCTGCGTTCTGATTGCCGCTCCAGTAAAAGATTTTTTGACGGCTATCAAGGCGTCACCCAGGCCATCACCAGATGATGCTAGATTTTGTCGTAATGCTGCATCCCCTACACTGACAAAATGGGTAGAGTCCACAACCCATGATGATGAATCATTACCCGTTGTTGTATATGGAATGTTTGTTGCTGCAGTGATTTTCCATAGCTCACCGTTATATCTAATTAATTGATTATATTCATCGATTGTTAGAGGGCCGTTTACATAGTCGCCAATTACTTGGTATCCTGAATTCTGAATAAAAATGTTAAATCTCTGCTCTTGGCTATGAAGTTGTGAAGAAAACTCCTGCTCCATTCCCCAATAACTGCGACGATTTCTTCCCAATCGGTCTCGCCAAATAGCCTGAGTAATGCTGTTTAAAGCGTAATCTAGGTTTTGCGCGTTATCATACAAATCTTTTGCGGCAGAAGACCCCAGCGGGTTGCCAGTGTTATACGTCGTCATTATTGGCCTCATAAAGAAAAACCCGCCGAAGCGGGTTATTGGGAGCTGATTTATGAAACGTCGCCGGGATAAATGGCGTCGTCATATTGGTATTTCTTCGGGGTATAGATCGTCGCGCTAACCTGACATGTTCCATCAGAGCTTGGGGCGATTTCATTGAGCAACGCGTCATATCCGACACGGGATGAAGAACAAAATATTAATCGCGGTGGCTCAATATAAGGGTCATTCATATCCCAGTCTTCGGGGTGAAGTCCCGTACTATAAGGCACAGTCAAGGTGTAATCGTCAACGCGCGTTGGAATGAGTAACGCCGATGCGCTGCCATCTTGATGACGGATAAGTACGCGGGGATTAGCGAAGGTCCAGTCCGGTGGCTCGCTCAAAGTCAAGCTTATGGTTTCATCACTATGCTTCATGCCGATTATTAAGCAGCTCAGTGTCTGATTACCTGGTAGGTCGTCTGTAAAAATGATGCGGTCCATAAACTCGTAACACAAAGCATCGAGTTCAGTTGACGTTGAGTGATTTAGCCTTTGGTGCTTGTAGCCCATTAGTCGTCGCATCCCAATGCGGTATGCCCTATCCTGTTCGAGAACTCCATCCAGCGTATAACTTTCAACTTTTGAGGGTGTCGGATTATCCGCAGTCCTGCACTGAACTGTTTCTTCTGCCCACGAAGTGCCGTTGATGTAAGTCACATCGACACCGTCGTAATCATCTTGCGATGCCGCCTTGAAAGCCGTCTGCAACTCCTCAGTGGTTTCCTGAGGACTGATGATGCCGGTCCACTCTTTAATTCCCTCCCTTCCTGCAGAGGCTAGGCCGTCAGACAGAAGAAAATACCCCATTCCTGCATTGGTGATCTTATTCAAAATATCTAATGCTGAGGTGCTATCCTCGCTCGCTGAAAAATCAAATGTCTCTCCACGGGGAGTCCAATAGTTGCTTTCAAGATCATTGATGGTCTGAACATCTGCCCTCATTCCCAGGCTGTTTAGCACATGTTTCAACGCGCCACTGATCGTCCTTTTTTCTGAGTCTTCATAGAGCCTCGTAGCAATCAGGTTCACCCGGCGGTCCGATTGCGAAGCAAGGCGATTTCCTGTTCTAATTGTCAAAGCCATGGTTGTAACGTTGGCATATTGGGTAGCCGTTTTGGAAAGTCTTGAACGCAGCGCCTGCCAGTAGAGACTATTTACCGTCTTCGAGCCGCCGATCTTGGTGGTTCTTCTGACTCTAATTTCGTATTGTGCTGCCGCTAAACCGCTTATCCTTTTCGTATACCCATGTCCGTTAGCCGTCTTCCCCTTGAAATCATAGGTCACCTGAGTCCACGCCCCGCCGGCCACAGCATTGCGATACTGCACAAGCACGCGGACAGTATGTGATTGCGAGTCCCCATTATTTTTGTACTGAATGTGGCCATTCGGAAAGATGAAATTATTCTCAATAATCGTAGTAGTTTCACCAGCCGGACACGCAAGAAATGGGCCTAACCAATTTTCGGCTGCGTCTTCCCCGAAAACAGATGAGTCAAGGATCGTTCTGTTGCTGAATCCGGCCCATGCTGGGTCAACTACCGTGGTAGCTCCGTCAGCTGCAAATATTAGGCGGTCAACGGTGATAGTCGTGTCGTCAATGGCGTTTATAACAAAGTCACCATTCCCGTACATCAATGAAAGGCGCTCTGTTCCTACGGGTATTCCACTGAAAGGGCTGCCGGATGCGGAGGTATAGGCCAGAGTCACATGAGCTGGGACACCTGCGGCGCCACCACTGGAAGCTGTGCCAGGCATATTCACCGGCGCACTGCCGAACACTGCAACGGGAAGGGTTGAATTAGAAATTGTACCACCCGTGTATGGGCTGGAAATTTCCTGGATTGAAACACGACCAGAGCTATCTAGGGCCTCAAGTCCAGACCCCGTTAGACTGTCGCTGATCGCATTAACCAGTCCGCTCATGTTGATGTAATTCGTTACCAAATTGACGACGTAGGTCACGCCCTGCCAAATGATATTGAATGCGTAACTGCTGGTTGTGAAATCGTAAGTTGCAGGGGCTGCGCTGGCGGTAATGCTTGCCGCACTTCCACCAACACCTGGTATTGGCTCAACCTCTTCGATGTAAGAGGCAATAAACAGGTCGTAGCTGACATCATTGTATGAGAGCGTAACTGGATCACCAACGGTCGGGCCCAACTCGGAGAAGTCTCCATAAATCACGCTGTAGTCGCCTGACTTGCTGATCACATAACTGTCAGGGGCAATAACAGTAATTACTGTTCCGACTGCCCAAGAACTCGGGACACTTAGGTCGTCAGAATCATCTTCACCATTCTCGTTGCTTACACCGATCAGCGTTATCGTGTTCCCGTTAAAAAGCACAGCATCGGAGTTTACATAAATACTACCGGGTGCCGTGGAGTTCGTATCCAGTCCACTGCCACTCGAGGTGCCGCCAACTTCTGTCGATAACCACCAGTTCTGAGATCGTGAATCACCAGCAACCGAGGAGCCCGGACCATAAATTGAATAACTGGCATCAGCACCAAAACTCGCAACTGGTGTTGACCCGATCCGAATGCTTGAGGGATGTATGGCAAAGTTTCCGACGCCAATGCAGAGCATCATTTCCGTTCGATATATTTCCGGATTATCAGCATCGAACCGCGAAATAGGCTGAACAACATAATCTGGATAAACACGATAACGTCCAAAAATCTCCCTAATGGGGTCGCCCAAATTAATCATGTTTGCTTTTGCTGGTGACAGGTCTAACTGATCCCCAGTCGCGCCGGAAGCACTGCCTGGCTTATCAATATTATTCATCATGTAAATGGAATAAGCCGCTGATGCTACGGCTATAACAACTGAAGCAATGATCAAACCTGTGGCGTAAGGAACCGGATAAATACGCACGTCAGTGTCAGAAGATAGATGGCATAGTGACCATTCTGATGCCGGAATAGACCTGCCATTTATTTCAACGGCGATCGGATGAGTCATATCTTTCTGGTAATTTTTAACATTCTCACTGAGCCATTGATGCAATGACAAAGGCTTGTGTTCATGCGTTTCCAGTGGGTCACCTGGCAACCTTGAAGGAAAAATTCTGATAGTCATTGCCAGAACTCCACTTTCACAAAACGGCGTCGAAAACGTGCCAGCGGTAAAAACGTGACGTTTGTCTGTGGGTTGCATTCTGCAACATGAAGTTGGCCGTTCAGGCTAACCACAATGCCAACGTGTGTCACCGTGCTTCCTGAATAACACGCCACGCCCGCCCCCTCGCAGGGATCGCAGCGACGCAGGCTTTGCATCAGGGTTCGCGCGGCATTATCAAGGCCACCATCATCTTTTGTGACGCCAGAGAATTCTGGCCACTCAGCTAATCCGAGGTCACGGCGAATTTCGTTCACAATGCCAAAGCAGTCAATTTTTGGAAATGAACGCCCGCCCTTCAGCCAGGTAACTGAACGGTATTTGTCGGTATCCAACATTGTTTTTTCCTTACGATATATAACGCAATCCGGGGAAGTTAGGCAGGGTGTAACGGTAACGCGGCCACGCAGTATCAAGCACATTCATATAGCCTGCGGTGATCTGCACCTCTGTCGCAGTCCAGTAGCCGGATTTCACTGCAAGAACATATGGATTAGACGTTGGTGCAGAAAGGTCTGTTGAAATGTAGCAACGATAAGTTAGATAGCTATCACTCAAATCATCGAGGGCAGCGCGGATTGCTGTTGAAACAATCCCGTCAACGTTGCCAATAGCGAATTTTAAATCCTGCGTTCCGTCAGCATTCCTGGCTGGTAAGGCGATATCTATGCCGCACGCAATAAATGTTACGACCCTGCCATCCTCAAGGGTGGCGGTGATATCCTCCCACCCTTTAGTGAGCCAATAAACGTCAGACCCCACTGTGATCTGCAGTGTCTCAATTATCACCTCAGAACCGCCAGAGGCATAGAGCCGGTCAAGTACAGTCATGCTTCTGGCCACTCCCGGTTAAGAGCAAGATCAATGATGTTGCTGTTTATGATGTAGTCTGGAAATTCCCCCCAACCGGGCGGAAGAATCGGGCGTTCCCAAAGTTCGAGCGTTGCAGAGAACTCCCAGTATTTCCCGCCCGTGAGGATCGGACCTTCATAAATATCAATGAAACGACAAACATAACTCTCCACACCCAAGGGCGTTCTGAGTTTCATATTGAACCAGGCTGATCCGTCTGAGATTGAGTCACGAAACCAAGCCTCAAAAAGCTGAGCTTCTGATTCGAGGAATAGCCACGTGACGGGCGCTTGCGTTGGTGTTGAGGTATAAAGTCGACGCTGACGAGCGCGTCCAGATGTAAGCTGCGTGCGCAAAATTGGGCTGATCGGTTTTAACGCATATCCGTCCTGAAGTGGCATCGGCAAATAGTCATCTGGATAATTAATATTGCTACTGATACCCATTAACTCGCTCTCCGTTTTGTTTGCCAGCCTGCGCCTAACCCTTTACTGACGCGGCCGGTGCCTGCGGCTATGTCTGCCGTAACCATATCGTATCCCTGCTTCGCACCGCGCTTAACCGCCTGCTCAACCATGGCAATCGTTTTGGCATCAGGATCTCCATTCACTGTCAACTCAAACGAAGGGTTGTAGGCGTTACCACCTGCCGTTTGACGGCCAACTCTTTCAAGAGTTTGATCAAGCTTTGCAGATGTTGAAGCTGTCGTGACGCGCTCCCCTTTCTGGAGCAACCATGTGCCGGTTTCCGGAACAGCATCAATACCATCGTGAGCCATGCCTGATAGTGCCGATGCAGATACTCCGGCCACCAAGCTTTGAGAATAAACACCGGCGGCGGCTGACGCGGCGGGAGCCAGCCCTGGCCCGGCGATAGGGATAGCCGCGGTTGAAGCATATGCCGCCAACTGCGCCTGAAAAGCTGTAGCTTGGGCATTCGCGATCATAGCTTGGATGGCGGAAGCCTGAGTGGCCTTCCCAACTGCCAATTGAACGGCCTGATAAACCAGCCACTGAGCCGCCATATCGGTGAGTGCTTTAATCACTGACTGTCCAAAACTGACAGCCATATTAGATAACGCATCTCCGACTGACTCTGTACTGGTGATAATGTCGTAAAGACCATCAGAAAGTGAGCTCGTCGTGCTTCCCAGCAGGGAGGAGACATTATCAGCAGCGATCTGACTGTAGTTTGTTGCTTCGTCTGCAAAGTTTTGCCAGGCGTCACTGATACCGGCCACCCAATCACCGCGTAGCGCATCCAGATCTTCATAATGCTTTTCTTGAAGTTCCAGCCTATCCTGCAGTGCGCTTTCCAGAGCGGATGTTTCCTGATCATAAAGGTCTTTGGAAATATCACCGCCCTGATACTGCTTCTGCAGGTCAGCCTGCTTTTCGAGAAAGTCCCGCTGAAGGCTCAAAAGCTCTTTCAGCCGGTCGCGCTCCTTTTCCCCCATACCAGCGCCCTGAATGTCGATATCATTGGCGGCTTTGGCATTACGGTTTTCGGCTGTGAGTCCGGCGGCAAAGGCGGCTGCCTTGGCGTTTTCCTCATTTGCTTTTTTAAGCTTTCCAAGTTGGTCCACTTCTGCGGCCAGGCTCTCAAGTCGTTTTTGCTGTTCCGCATTAATGCCGACCAGTTTTCCGCTGGCGAGATCAAACTGAAGTTTTTGGGCTTCCGTTACTTCCACTGTTTTTTTACCAGTAGTATCGATCAGGGCGATCTGACGGAGGTAGCTCAATTCTGTGGACTTGAAGGCGCTTTCCAGTTTTTTTGCGCCAGCATCCGGCGTAGCCTTGCCGTTTGTGCCACCTTTTGGAAGTACAAACTGAGAACTGATTGGGGCAACTACTGCAGTGTTGGTTGGCAGTGCCGCGCCCGCCTTTCTGATTGAATCTAACCTTTTGGTGAGCTCAGATATCTCTTTATCGATATCCGCTGATTCCGGCATTGTCCCAATAGTTCGTTCGACGATCGTCTCGATACTGTCAGATGTTTTGCGCGCTTCCTGCAGCCACTTCAAGCGGTTCTGAATAACGGACTCATTTTGAGAGTTACCGATATCTTTACTGCCTTTGAAGTTGTCGATCAGGTCACCGGCCGAGGCGGCCACTTTTGCCAGACCGCTCGCCAGTTCAACTACACCACTTACCAGAGATGTCAGGCCCTGTAGAATTTTGGGGTCAGTCAGGACATCCTGCAGTTTCCCAAATGATTCTTGAAGGCCAGAGATATCGACCTTAGCAAGCCCTCCAGCTATCTCCAGCTTCAGGCCTCTGACCTGGTCTTCCATATCTTCAAATACGTCATTCACTTTTACCAGATCGTCAATCGATGCCTGGTCGGGCGCGATGCCGTAATCCTTTGCCTGCTGGATGAATTCTTTCAGTTTTTCATTGTTGTTATCAAACAATGGAAGGAGTTTTGAGAGGTCATTACCCAGGCTTTCAAGGATCGTAATCTTTCCGGCATTGGTACCAATTTTCCCAACCGCCTCACCGATCGCCAGCAGCTGTTGATCTGGTGATGCTTTGGCAAGTTTTTCCGCTGAGAGTCCGAGAGCATCCAGCGCATCAACAGCGTCACCTGACTTGTTGATTATTGCGTCGCCGATTTTGTCGCTGATATCTTTGAAAATATCATTCATATTCTCGCCAGCGAGACCGGCGTTCTCAGCGGCATACTGCCAGGCCAACAACTCCTGAGTGGAAATCTTTAAAGCTTTAGCAACCCGGTCGACTTCAGTGACCTGTTCTGCGGTTGTTTTTAGAAATGAGATACCGGCGGCGCCGATGGCCAATGCCGCGCTGGCTGCAATCGTCCCAAGTGCTGCTACGGCGACCCCGGCAGCTTTGACTGATGCCTCAACCTTTTTACGCCACTCTTCAGAAGCACGTTCTGCATCATTAAGCCCGCCAACGAACCCGCCGACTTTTGCGATCAGGTCTATCGTTAGCGTGCCGAGGGATTTACTTGCCATTTTAGCTCCAGTTTTTCATTGCATCATCCAGGCTGACCGGCGCCTCGTTGATGTGGGGCGCAAAGTCTGTGACGGAAAACGCCGGGCTGTCTTTCTTGCGATTGATGTTCGCCAGCGTGCTGGCCACCAGAGCTGCGGCCCACTCAGTCCGCATCATCGGGTTGAGGTTCCCGAACTTATTCCGGTACTTCACCCAGACCTGAAACTCATTGAGGCTCAGCCTTTCCTGTGCCTCGGCAATGGTGCAACCACCGATCCCATTAATGACTAATTCGCACCAGAGCTCGTTTTCGGCGCTGAGCTCGTCGTCTTTCCCAGGTTGTTCACCTCTGAGATGGCAACCAGAAGCGCAATAGTCAGAGCCCCGTCCAGCGGGCCGCGCTCGGGATCCGCCTCACCGGTAATATCTGCAGGTGTGAATACGGGCTTGCCATCTTCATCGCAGATCGAGGCTGCAATGCGACCCGCCACCCCCTCCTGTTTCCCGACCGAAGCAAGAAGGTCAGACGTTGCGGTGTAATATCCCAGCGGGCGGACGTATACGGTCGCAGTCAGTTCTTGCTCGCCCTGCTTCCAGGTGATTTCCTTCTCGATTGGGCGGCCGGTAAACGCGCCAGCTCCTTTTAAAGACTCAAGGGTCAATTTCATGTTCTGCATCTCAGCATTGAGTAAAGAAATGAGCGGCGGCAGCCTGCCGCGCGCCGCGGTATTTTTGGCTTATGAACCAGAAACCTTCGGTACCCAGACTGACGCGCCTGAGCGCTGGATCGTGGCCGAGGTGGTTACAACGGTGTTAGCCTGAAAATCGAATGGGAAATCGGCAACATACCCCTGAAAAACAAACCAGGTACGGTCTTCTGGAAGAAGGAAACCGTCTACTGCATCAGGATCTGAAGGCGTTGCCACGGTTGGAAGATAGGTGCCATCTGACCAGCCAACCGCGAAAGTGAGGTCAGTCTGATCGTCAGATTCGGACAGGTTATGCAGCATCAAGTGGCTGGTGTTTGCCGGATCTGCATTGAGCGTCACCGTCGCCTGAGCCGGAGTACGCAAACCTTTTTTATAGGTTCGGGTATTACGCTCACTCAAGCAGGTGTCTTCAATTTGATCCGCCGGGTTGCCGCCGGGCGTAAACGCAGTAATACATTCAACTTCGCTTACGACACCGTTGGCGAGTACAAAAAACTGTGTACCTTGTGTCACTACAGACATGGGCTTTCTCCGGGCATAAAAAAACCGGCATAAGCCGGCGGGTTATAGATTCGGTGTTTTTAAGGTTTGACTATCCAGTCCACATCGAACGAGTAGCGATAGCTCTTTGTCTCTGGGTCACGGCCCTGAGATCCCCACCGGGTAATGTATGCATGCGTCTGGATAGCATTGCGCAGCGCCAGCGCAACAGCAGCTGCTTCGCTGGCCGTGTTTCCGTAAATATCCACCTGCAACTTGTATTCATCAAAATCGGGAACAGTATCCAGATACATCGGCGGTGAACCATCGATGTTCTGCCAGACAACGTAAGGATAAACAACGCTGTCATCATGCTCCCCGAATGGATAAAGCCTGACGGGTGATGTCCCGATCAGCGCTGTCACTGCGGCGTTGGCCGCGCACACCGGAAATATTGGGGCTATCACGATTGGCCACCTCCGCGCATTGCGCGTGCAATAGCGCGGTCTAAAGCCACCTCATATTCCCGAGCAAAAGTATTAATGACTTCAGCCACGTTATTTTCAACCGCCGGACGCAGGATCGGCTGGGCACGCATATTCTCCGTACCGAACTCAAGTAAGCGCCAGTGTGGCGTCGGAGCATTTTTTGCTTTATCTGGGTGGTCTTTGAGTTTTGCGCCATGAAGAACGCCAATGCGAAATGCAAGATCTCCGGTCCGCTTAAATACGCGGCCGTTCCACCGCACAGCGATGTTGTCCGCAATGTTTCGCCCAGTTGCAATGTCATCGACTCGACGGGCGTTGATCTTTGCCTTTTCAGCAATAATGTTTGCCGCTTTACGGAGAGCAAATCGCCCGCCCTTCTTTTTCATATCACTGCCGACGGCTTCAATCTTTGCCAAAAGAGAATCAATGCCTACGAGCGTGAAGTCGACACCATCAGCCATCATTGACCCCTTGTGAGCATGGAAGAGTGATATATTCCAGCCCACTAATGGGATCTGGAAGAATACCTTCGATATTAAAAATTTTACCGCGAAATATGATGCGGCATTTCGCGGAAATATCAGTTCGGTATCTAATTGTGATGCGCGCCGTTACTTCCGATTGACCGGCCTGCGCAGCAATAAATTCACGTGCGGATAGGAAATAAACCTCTGCCCATACAGACGTTGTATCCTGCCAAGATGGCGTAACTGCACCTGTCGCTGGATCCTGAATATTGACCGGCGTTTGAATCATCACCCGGTGGCGCAATTTTCCGGCTTGCATGATCACCCCCGAGGTTTACCGCTGAGATAAGTAAATGTTTCACTGCTTAGGTTAGTTATTTCGAGACCATCACTTTCATCGCTGATTATTTTCACCAGCAGATCGCACAGGGACTGATTCGTCTCCGCCTGCCGGTTTATCGCTGAGGTCAGCGCGCGCAGTTCTTGAATCAGCTGCTGGTGGTTTCCCTGTTGCTCGTTCATATGCAATTTTCACCCACTTTTTGAGCCATGCCTTCCGGCGTTCACAACCAGCACAGGCCATTTAAACTCCGTAAATTCGATAGGGTTGAAGAAGTGACTCCACCGCAAAAGGAAGTGTCACAACCGACTGCCCAGCTACCACTGACTCCCTGTTTGCATACCAATTACCAATCAGCAAAAGCATTGCTGCTCGGATATCGTCATCAAGCAACAGTCGGTTTTCGTCTGTGTCGAAGCCCGGATCCGTTTTCAGTAAATAGAGCGTTCGGCGCGTCCACGTTTCAACATACCGCTTCGCCGACCCGGTATAAATTTGGAATAGCGAATCATCGAGGGTGAAATCAGGTTCGACACGGCAATGATTTTTAACGACATCGAGATCAAGTACTACGTCGGGATCGGCCATCTTTCGCCCAACCTTCTATAAATGGAAAAGCGGCCCGAAGGCCGCTGTCAGGGAATAAAATCAGCTACCAGAACCGACAAGATCACCGTAAACGAAGGCTTCCGGGCGATACACAGCGAGAGCCGCACGTTCTTCACAACGAATAGAAATCATGTTCTTTTCGAAGTCATCGGCATTCTCAGTTGAGATAACCACATTGGCATCTTCACGGTCGAATAACTGCGCGCCGGCATTAAAGGCACCAGTCAGGAACTTACCGATAAACTGCGCAGCTTCGGTAGCAACTACCGGAAGGGCCCACAGGGTAGGTGTGGTGAGCTGAGCCGGGTTAGCCAGGATATAACGCCCTAACTCATCTTTAGTCAGTTCGATCTTCGCCCAGTCAATAAAGTGCAGCACATGACCAGATGCAGGGAAACGAGCCAATTGAGCCTGTAGCATCGCCAGACGCAGACGGTCGATACCATTTTCTTTTTCCACCGCGAACGCCGGATTGAATGCGGTAGCCTGTGGGATGATGCCGTGAATGTGCACACCAGTACCGTCACCAAACAGAATTTCCTGCTCTTCTGCGTATTTAAGGCCGTAGCGCATCTCCGCATCAATAGTTGACTGAAGTTGAGCGAAGTCATCAAGAATCTGTTTGGATGCTTTGAACATATGCGCGATCGTGCGAACAGGCGTAGTTTCTTCGCTGAACTCAATGTTGCTGTAAGGCTTGGTTGTATTTTCCGCGACGACAGAAGCGTTGTTTGTGAAGCCCGTCTGTTTCACATAGTAGATCGTGTTGGACTGGGTGCGACCAGGCGAAATCAGATCACGAATGAACAGTCGCTGCTTAGGTGTTGTGTCGATCCCAGGCAAGCGCTGTGGTGCAATGATATCGCCCGGCAAGTCGACGGTGGTAAGAGCGGCATGAACAGGAACTGCAATGCGTTTATTACCTTCAATGCTTGAACGGATTTCTTTCATCATTTCAGCAGAGATGACCTGTTGGCCAACTGATTGGATGATGTTTTTTGCGGAACTCAACGGCATTTCTGCAACATGCTGTTCCAGTTCGCCGAGAGAAGCTTTCAGGGTGTTATGTGCCTGGCTAAGCGCATTAAACTCGGTGGCAATTTTGTCCACAGATTCCTTAGTTTCTGCGGAAAGCTTTCCGGATGCCTGAGCTTCACTGATCGCCTTTTCAGCTTTTTTGCTGAAATCACCGGAGACTTCATCGAGCTTTGCAGATACTTTTTTCAATAACTCATTTACATCAGACATAATTTTTCCTTATTTGCCGAACGCGTCCAGCGCGTTTTCAAGCGTTTGAATGGTTTCTTGATTAATTTCTTTGGTAGCGCTCGGCTTACCTTCTTCAGTAGCAGTAGCGCCAGGCTTACTCCCACTTAAAGCTTTGAGATGCTTTCTACGTTCAGATCGGGGCATTCCCCCTTTCGCAAGAAAAGCATCAATCTTTCGGAGTGCAGCCGCGGGACTTTCGTCGTCACTTGCGATTTCATCAGCGGATAAAAGAGAATCAGCCATGCCCTTATCGATAGCGTCGCTGCCGCCTATAAACGACTCGTTATCCATTAGCTGCTGAACAACACCCACATCGAGCCCGGAGCGCGCGGCGTAGATATCTGCCATCGCTTTATCGAATGGCTCCAGATAATCCGCGTATTCTCTAAAATCATTTTTATTCCCAGCGGCGATAAACCATGCGTTATGGATCATTAGGAAAGCACCACGGCCAATTTGAATTTCATCTCCAGCCATAGCGATAACTGACGCCGCAGAAGCGGCAAGACCGAGGATCTTGATCGTCACATTTCCTTCGTATTCACGCAGCAGGTTGTAAATCGCTAGCCCTTCGAACATGTCTCCGCCGGGGGAATTAATATTGACCGTCACATCAGAACCGCCCATAGAGCGAAGTGCGCCAGCAATACGGTTGGCGCTAACACCATCCCCCCAATAATCCTCACCAATCACATCGAAAATTGAGATTGTGTTATCACCAGACTGGGCCGCTGCTTTAATACTTCCATCCCATCGCTCCAATGCAGCCGAGGGAAGTTCACGTTTTTCGCGCGCAAAAGGCCGCCCCTCCGGCGCTGCCGGAAGACGTTTAATGGTCATCAGATTGTCTCCTAAGCCGCTTGTTTTAGCGGTGACTGTTCCGGTGGAATATCCGGGAAGAGGAAGGCGTGAAGCTTGGTAATATTACTTGCAACAGCTGCTGCGTTATTTTCACGAAGCTGATCCAGCGGTGTTAGGTTAAGTTGAACTGTGTAGATTTCACCGCCCTCAATAGGTGGCAAGTTCTCAAGTCGACGCACGTCGTTTCGGGACATCCAGCCATTTTGAAGTGCTGTTGTGTAATAGGCCGAGCGTCCGACAGTGTCAGCACGAAGCAGCCCTTCAACCGAGAATTCGGCGTAAATATCATCAGATCCGTCAAGCAAACAGCGTGCTATTTCTTGTTCGATATTTACCAACATTGGTCGAAGTGTATTAGTCAGGAAAAGTAAATTCATTCCTTCGACACTTGAAGCCCAGCTACTTTGTTTATCGACATGTCCAACCATAAATGGAGGCACTCGAAACCAACGACAGATCTCTTCAATACTAAATGCTCTGGATTCAAGCATCTGCGCCGCTTCTGGGTTAATTGTCACCCCTTGGTACTTCATCCCTCCTTCAAGAACCATGATTTTCCCGGCGTTTTTAGAGCTGGTGAAATTTGTCATATACGAACGAAGTCGCTCACGCTGTTCATCATTCAGCGCCTGTTCGGCTGTAAGAAACCCTGAGCTTTGCAAACCATTTTCGAAAATTTTTGCAGCAGATTCTTCAACCGACATTGCAGCGCCAATCACATCACGCCCGGTCATCATCGGCATCATTCCGCAGACACCATCCAGGCCGAAACCACGAATGTGCATCATGTTTTTTACAGGAATTTCCCGCTGACTACTGGTATCGGTATAGGTGTATTGAAGGCTGCCATTTTCCAACCGTTTCACCACCATGTTTTGTGGCAAGAGAGGTATCAGCGAAACAAGTCTATTACCAATCATCTTTTTTTCTACGAATGCATTGCCACGCAGACAAAGAGATGCAACCACCGAAAGCATAAAACGTGAAGGGGTCATTTCCTGATTTGGCCGACGGCAAAGTAATTGGTAAACAGGATGATCCTGCGCCAGTTTACGAGAGCCATCGGGCTGCCTTACATAAATTTTGACAGGCAGTGTTGATACTGATTCGCTAAGTAGTCTCGTGCATGCCCAGACCGCTGATAAACGAATGGCCTTCTCTGCAGAGACGGTTTTCCCACTACTGCTTTTCCCCCACCATTCCTCCCAAAAAGTGCCGGTAGTCAGGCTGATGGGGACACCCAGCCAGTTTAGAAGCGCGCTTTTCACTCGCCCCGGCTGTTTATTTTTTTTCATCAGAAACCTACCATTATCGGGTTATCAAAGAATCCAGTCAGATCTGGTTTATCATCGCCACCGTTGACCAGTAACCGGCTTTTGGCCGTAAACAGCGCCACCGGCCCATCGATTTTATTTTCCGGCGTTGATTTATTCGGGAATACGTTGTCGTTTTTGTCAGGCTTTACGGTGACGTTTGACATCATCCACGTCATTACCGGGTTGCCGTCGTGGTGGATCTTGCTGCCGTAGACGTCGGCCTGAACTGACTTCATGGATTCAGACAGGTTTTTTACCGTCTGGGCAACTTCGACCAGCGGTAATCCTTCTTCGGCCAGCGCCAGGCTAAACTGGGTTGCGCTCCACGGGTCGAAGGCTATTTCTTTCAGGCTTTCACCTTTCACCCAGGCTTCTACCTCGGCTTTGATATAGCCGTGATCGATAACGTCACCATCGGTTAAGTCCAGATATCCGGCATCCGCCCATTTCCTGTAAAGCTCAGAAATATGCTTCGGCGCGGTTTGCAGTCGCCCTTCGGGTAGCCAGAATTTCGACTTGGTGTGGGTGTGACCATTAGGTGCGAGCCACGTTTTAACCGCGGCGCAGATGTCTATCTTGTTGGCTAAGTCGATGCCAACCCAAAGCGGCCAGTTAACCAGTTCTTCATCCGGGGCAATGTCGCCGCACTTATCCCAGCGGTCCATGTCCATCCATGCGCTTTCCGCCGTCACCCAGATATTGAGGTGCTTGGTGAAAAAGTTCGGACGCGCCGCGATCTGTTCTTTCGCTTTTTTCGCCAGACGGCGCATGTCGTCCCAGCGCTTACAAATCCCCAGCCCCGGATTAGCCTTCGGCCAGTTCTTTTCATCGAACGGGTCGTCATCTTCATCCAGCGTATAAATGACAGCAAAATATGTGTCGTCATCGACCACGCCGCGCAGCACTTTTATGGCGTAGTCCCGCTGTTCAAAACAAATACCTTCTTTGTTTGAACCTGCTGTTGTGATGGCAAAAAGCAATGACTGCAGGCGGGCACCGGTGGCCGTTTCCAGCACGTCCCAAACATCACGGGTGCGATGAGCATGGAGCTCATCGACGATCCCGCAGTGGATATTCAGACCGTCGAGGTTATTCGCATCGCTGGAAAGTGGCTCAAACTTAGAGGCCGTTCTTTCCTGATGAATATTCAGCTTCACATGACCGAACAGCCGACCGAGAGATCGAGGGGCTTTCTTGATCATGTTCTTTGCATCATCAAAAACGATGCGGGCCTGGTCGCGAGTGGTTGCCGCCGAATAGACTTCGGCACCGCCCTCGCCATCCGCACCGGTCATGTAAAGTCCGATGCCAGAAGAAAGCGTAGACTTGGCGTTTTTGCGAGCCACCTCGTTGTAAGCAGTGCGAAAACGGCGAACCATGATCGCGTCGCCGTCATCGTCAAACATCTGCTCGCCGGTCATTTCGTCGATCAGAGGGATCACGAACCCGAACAGATTTATGAGAATGAAGATGTCCCAGGCCATCAGGTCTATCGGCTTACCCGCCAGTGCGCCTTTTACGTGAGGGACAAAGTTGTAGAAGTCGAGAATGTGCTGGGCGCGATCCTCGTAGAAGTAGACGCCGCGTTCCGGCCCATGCTCTAAATCGTTAAGGAATCGCTGGCACGATAGGCGCACCAGTTCGCCAGCAACAATCTCGCCGGAGAGCACGCGCTCGGCGTACTGGATACCATCCGAAACGGTTGCCATTCATCATTTGCGCTTTTTCAAAAATTCTTCAAGTGGGTCAGCTTCTCCTGCACCCTCGCTGCTTACCTTGCTGCGAGACGCCGGTGTCATGCCGAATTCTGCCATCATGCCGCGTAGGCGTTTCCAGGAATCTGCCATCATTCCTACCCGTGGATGAGCTTTTATCAGAGTGTCGCCTGTCATCGTCCTTGTTGTGTAGGTTTCCCCCTCTTCATCCAGAATGTCTCTGTGACTTCTCCATTCCACATAAGCACCGATCAACAATTCAAGTGCCATCCCATCGAGATGCGTGATCACCTTGGAACAGTCCAGCTCTTCACCGATCCGCTTGAACCAATACTTCTCTTGCTTATTGAAATGCTTCGGGATTGGGGGGACCCCTGACGGGGGTTTCGGCTCTGACTTGTTTATTGAACGTTTTGAAGGGTTCCCCTTGATCAAACGCAGATTCGTTGGGGTTCTCGGTGGTCCAGACATGATAGAAAACTCCTATTAATCGCGATTGGGGATCCCCATGAAAAAGGTTTCCAACCTGCGGGCGCGTAACAAAAACTTAGGCGGCGGTCCTGAGGCGCAAGGGGTCTGAACTTTTGACCCGCCCTCCCCCTCGGAAATGAGAATTGATATCATTTGCATTGAGATGATTCAAAATGCAACTATTTATTGTGTTATTAATAATCATTATCATTTGAAGCGTTCTCGCCCTGTTTTCTTTCGATGGCAGGGCCAGCAGAGGCTTTCGAGATTGCTTTGATCATCGGTACCCCCATTGGCTTTAGCGATAATGTGGTCGACAGTTGTTGCCGGAGTCAGCCTGTCCTGACGTTTGCACTCTTGGCACAGGTGTTTATCACGGGCGAGAATGAGTGGTCTGAGCTTGTCCCAACTGGTGCCATATCCACGCTCATGCCTTGACTGTCCACGCTGGTGCTGCTGCCAACCTTCGTTACGGTGCGTCTCACAGTAGCCCGACCTGTCAGTCGTAGTGCGGCCGCATCCATGCTTTCTGCATGCGCGAGGTATTGCTGCTGGCATGATTAATCCTTGTTATGGAGATACGGCAAGACGCCAGGCGCGCCGACGCTCGCTCCTTGGCTCGTTGTCCGGGTGCCGCTCAACGGACGCACCATCGGCATGATCAACCAATGAGTAACACGGATAGATAACCTCACCACCCAGTGCGTCACCGACTGAATAGTCAGCAGCCTGATTGCGATTCCAATTGCTGAGTATCTTTGCAATCCCACTGACTGGCGGGCTGTAGCAAACGCCGTGAATGAGGCGGCCAATTATGATGTGGTCACCCTGGCGCTTATCGGCATCAATCAGCCGCGTTGCTATTTGCTGCTGGTACTGCGGCGGGCGGCCCGTACCGAGGTAGAAGCTTATGAGATGATCAGGGAATCTGGTCACCCATTCACTCACCGACTCACTGAAGCCTGGCAACAGCAGGGCATCGTCTTCCAATATCACCACGCGGCAATCTTGCTGGCTGGCCCACTCGATAGCGCGCCGGTGATTCCAGTTGCTGCCGTGGTCGCCTTCATCAATCATCAGTTGTGCGTGCAGCGTATCAGCGAGGCGAGTCGCCATGTCTCGGCGCTTGTGATGTCCTACAACACAGAAGGTCACTTGTGGCGATACCATGCGAACTCCTTACCCATACCATCATCAGATTTAAAGACGGTGTGAACCCTTGGCCCCGTGACAACACGGTCACCGAATGACTTTGCAGCCATGCCAAACGCTCCCATATCAACCGCTGTCGCTGGCGCTGTCTCCATCTTCCAGAATCGCTGGCTTTCGATGCGGTAATGCAGCCTGATGATCCGGTGCGCAAACTCCATCACGTCATCACGCGAGCCGCCGAGAAGTCCAGCATTAAGCAGTGGCTCATCGCGGTGTTGATCAATGAATTCACCGTATGCGCGCCCGTGATGATTGGCCTTCATCCAGCCGTCGGCGTAAGTCTTATGTTCTGAGCCAACGTATATCGTGCCGGGTACCATCTCAGCCCAAGGCTCACGCAGCATCTCGACGTCCGTCCCATCCGTACACCACACTAACCGGTATTCTGGATGCGCTCTGAGGTGCTGATAGATGTGCACCCAGCGGGCAAAGTACGGGCTCATCTGAACCGCGGGCACCATAACCAGAGAAGCGCCAGCAGGTGCAACACTGAGCTGGTCGGCCAGCACCACAGCGTCAGCGCCGCGAATCGAAGACGACCAGACAGAAAGAGCTGATTCATCAGGCTTCATTGCAGCTGCACGCTGGGGATCTGGCTGGCTGGTCAGCAGGGTCGTAATGACCACATCACGTTCACGCCGATAAGGGGCAAATCCGGTATAGCCACTGTCACGCCTGCTGTTGTAAATCCCGACATTGCGCTTTACCAGCGCCTCACGGTCAGGCCGAGGAACAGAACGCTCGACAGACATGTGCTCATCGAGGGAATGGATCAGCTTTTCCGAACCAGTCACATCAGCGAATGCCCACGTGGACAGGCCAGCGTTATGGATGCGCAGCGCCAGATCGGGATGTTCGTACATGCCACGACCATAGATCGGGTCAAAGCCGCCGACCTTCTCAATCGCGCTGCGGTGGTAATACAGCATCACGCCGCGCTGGCCGGTGTAAGCAACATGCTGATCATCTCGATACAGCACGGCCATATCTTTCAGCTTCTGCGCGCCAGCCAGATCGAGAAATTGGTAAGCCAGGTGAGGCTCAGGTGATTCGATGTAAGGAACGTGCCAGTTATCTCTGATCGGATAGGCGTCATCGTCCCAAAGGAAAAGGTGCTCGCAGCTAGCATCAATCAGCGCCTCGAGGCTCCGGTTCTTCGAAGCGACGATCCCGAGTGATTTCTCATGCCTGATTATTTCAATACCGCCAGCGGTGGCAGTTTGCGCTGAACCATCATCTATCACGATCAACTTGGCGCCAGCAGGTAAGTGCTTCAGGTGCTGCTCAATCGTCTTTGCCAGAACAGCAGGCCGGTTGTGCGTCGTGACGGCGATTCCAATCTGAAAGCCCGAACTGCACACCGGCGCATACTGGACACCATCGATAGTGACCTGCATATAAGCTCCAATAAAAAAACCGCCCTTAGGCGGTGCTTTAATCTTATTTTGTACAATCTGAACAAACTACTTCGGCTCTCTAATATTAGCAGCCCAAATATTAATTCTTTTGTCTATTACAACGGTGAAACCAGATTTCAAATCAGCGTAAAGCTCATTAGCTCTTGTTGGTTTTGATACGGTATAACTAACAATGCTGTTTTTTTCTAACTTTTGGCAACTGAAATCCAAGGTTTCCAGTCCCATATTGACATATATTTCTGCGGATTTTTTATCTGCATCACAAGGATTTTTAACGATGTAGGATATCACTATGCTAGACCAGTCAGTGCCTGGACCGACAATACTCACCAAAACAGGCTGGTTATCCTCTGTCTGAGTGGTTGCATAAATAACACCATCCGTTCTTCGCCAAACGTTGTATTCACCTTCGATGTAAGCAGCATTTACACTCGATGCAAACAACAGCCCAATAACAACACTAAATATAATCTTCATCTGTTATCTTCCCTGTTAGAGATCTTTTGTCGTCCTTGCTTATAAAATAACATTCACTCTTACACTTTTACAGATATCACTTTAAACAAAGTGAATTTATCTATCAGCCGACCTCATTCCCTATTTAACGTTGCAACGTTTCTGGGCTTCAACTGCAAAGCCCTGAAGGTATTGGATCACTTTGTCGTCTTTGATGGCGCTGGCTCGGAGATCGAGAACAGCCCGTCCACCAGCGCCAGAGAGTTCGACTTGTGCTGCATCGCCCACGCCGCCGGTTCCGGTAGTGCTATTCCCGACGAGCTCGCAGGTGGCAAGGTTTGCTGCTGCGATCCGCACCCGGCGAGTGCCAGCAGCGACATCAGCGCGCAGCCTGTCATTCTTGGACTGTTCATCGGCTAATTCCTTCGTGTGTTTGGCATCCAGCGCAGCCAGTGCGGTTTGCGCCGCTTCGGTGCGTTTCTTCTGGTTGGTCAGGTCAATCACGGCCTGATCACTGAATTTCTTCAGCTCTGCGGTGTGGGTCGCTTTAAGCTTTGAAACATCAGAGTCCCAGCGCAGCCCCTCAATCCACCAGACCAGCGCGGCGGCCAGCACTATGGCAACAGCCGATTTCCAGTAAGCCTTAACCACAGCAGCAAACAATGATGTTTCCACGTCGTGCCTCTTAGATGCCCAGCGCTTTCTGGGCAATTACCAGACGAGCCTGACGATCGGCCAGACCGTTCACGCCGCCGTTGATGCGCTTGGTCAGCCCCACAAAGTCGCCTGAGTCGGCAAAGCTGTTGCAGTTGTTTGCCTTCCAGAACCAGCCCGCCGACCGCGCCGCGTATTCATCTTTCAGAAGCAAGTCAGGGTCGGTGATTAGGTCAATGCCCAGCGCTCGGCCACAGGCCAGATAGTTATCGAGGAACGTGATTTGTTTTAGGCCACGTCCACGGAATTTATAACCGTCACCCGCTGCTTTGTTGCCGTACCGGCCACCATAAGCAAGATTGGCAATGGCGCGCTGGCGCTCAACAGGCAGTGGGCCTTCTCCATTCCGGCGCCCGAGCTGCTCACGCTGTGATGCAGTGAGGCGCGTAAACACCGAAAGCCCGGCGATCGAATAGTTGAATGACTCGACCAGGGTTTTAAATCCACCGGACTCATGGCCCACCTGCGCAATGAATGCCGCCTGACGCGCCGGAGTGGAAATGTCGAATTCAGCCATCGTGCGCACCACATGCGGATACCAGCGCGCGGCTAAGTCGGCGCTCAGGGAAGCCGCCCGGGTAAATTGGTCTTTTGTCATTGTGGATGTCTCAGGACACTGAACAGTTTTGCGACGTTACCGCGGACTGCGAATACCGCGATGCAGATGACGATGTTCAATAGCAGGATCGCCCAACGGGTACCGTCATAATGATCGAAGAAAAACCGCAGCGGCACATGGCCGTAAAGCAGGATCAGCAGGTAGGCCAGCCATGACGCCCATTTTCGATGGGTGGCGCCGTTCTTGCGAAAAAAGCTCAACCGGATAACCATCAGCGAGCACAGCACCACGTTCAAGATTACCAGCGGGTCATTTATTACCACTTTGCCCCCTCCACCGATCAATCAGTGATGTTGGGTTTTTTGCCCGGTTGCTGGCGAACGTAAGCAACTGCACCGCCAGTGCGGAGATGATCACCGCGCCCAAGGCATCCAATGGTTTATCAGGATAGTTAAGCCAGCCAGCTAATTTTGCACCGGCGACGCCAGCACCGAACAAGCCGCAAATAAACGAAACGCCGAAATATGAAATGCGGCGCCAGGCTGACAGGTCCACCGCGGATGTGACGTAAAAAATAGCGCCAGCAAACGCACCAAACACCACGCCGTAATCCAGACCGGTGAACCAGCCGAAGACGCCGACCGTGGCGAGCGCCGCTGAAGCCGCTGAAGCTGATACCGGCTCGGACATTGATAAACCCCTTATCGCTGTGTTTGTCCTCCACGAATCGAGGGCAATAAAAAAGGCCGCCTAACGGCAGCCCCAATACGCAAAAACCCCGCCGGAGCGAGGTTTTTTTTCATTTATGGCAAAATATCAAATATGCTTAAAATATGCAGTACTTTGTTCATTTTTGCAAGTATTAAGACGTTAAAATCTTGGAACGTGCATCACTTCTTTTACATGAAATAGCTCTTAAAGCTGATCTATCCAGATCCTGACACAGCCAAAGTAATTCATCCCATTGCGCAGCATAATTCTCTGACCAATTTGATTTCGTAACGCCAGTGAGTTTTGCCAATTCCCCGGCGGGATATGTTTTCCCAATGCGGCCGGTACCTTCTGTGGCGTAATGCTGAACAGCTAGCCAGACAAGGGATGATAGTCTCGCCCGTTTTTTCGCGGTGATCTTGCTACCGCGGGATTTACTTTCAAATTGTTGCCAAATGAATTTGCAGATTGAAACCTGATGGGCGAAATCCAAATCATACCCATAGCAATATCGGAGCCATGCACAGCTATCTTCGTCTAAAGCTGACAGTGCACGGCGCCAACTGCTCGAGCAGAAGGTTATTTCATGTATCGGCGGGAACGGCCTAACTCGAGAACGTGTCTCTGAACAGCTGACCGGATCTAAGTCGGCGCTGACACGGCTTTTATCCAGAACGACGAAATGCAGGCGCTTGCGTTTTTTGCTCGATGTGTCGGCAGGTGCATGTTCTTCGAAAGCAGCAAGCTGCCCCTTTGTAGCGCCGCAGTAGTTGGCCAGTGCGATGATCACTCGTTCTCTGATGTATTCAATATTCATGCGGACTCCACACTTATTTTGCTTTGCCGGTAGCGATAACACCCATCGCCAGCGCGCGGTCTAATGTCGTCAGTAACAGGTGTTCCTGTGTACCGTGTTCGTTTTCCCAATCCTGAGTATTCGCATGAAGTGAGTCGTGACACCGTCTGCACAGCGGGATCACGAACAGGTCATGCGCTTTTGTCGCCATTCCACCAAATCCGTTGCCGGTGATGTGGTGCGGATCATCAGACCCGTTACCACAGGCACAACATGCCTGGCGCTTTACCCACTGGGTGTATTTCGTGTTTTCATAGCGGCGGCGTTTCGGGCGCAGCAAGAAAGATTCGGGCGTCTCCGGATCGATTGCCAGCGCCAGCACAGGTTTAATATTGTTCCCCAGCGACTCACGCGGTTCTTTCTCGTACGGGTTGGTGTCCGATTCTTTCAGTTGGGTGCCCGGTGCGCGGTATTTCACGCCCAGAGCCTCGCAAATTATTTCCTCCGGCAACTGTCCCGCCAGCCCTTTACTCGTTGCCCACCAGCACAATTCCGGTAAGGTCAGGCGGTGGCCGTCTGGTAGCCGAGACCGCGCGCGGATTGCTTCTGTCACGAATTCAGTGACGTTCGCCAGCGAAGCGGCGTCCAGTTTGGCTGATTCTTTGTCGCGGTATTCATTGTCGTGAGACCAGCACAGGGACACCATGCCGCGCGCCCGGCGCACCTGCACCAGCTCATGATGATGATATTGGCCGCCGAAGTCGGTGCACTGACAGCCGCGGTTACGCTTAACCCAAAGCTTCAGTGCATCCCAGCCACCAGCCAGACCAATCACGCGCTCTGACGAAAGAAAGGCCGCCAGACGCGGATCACGCGATAACGGCTGAGCCTCTACCGGTACCAGACCGTCGGGCGCGGCGCGCAGGTCTGCTGGCTCGTCGGTGATCAGCAGACGTTTACCGCTAAAGTGCTGCAGCATGTCGCCCGGCGGCCGCAACAGCACGATCCCCAAATCCCGCTGGGGGTATGGCTTTAACAATGCTCTCACGCCGCGTTCTCCTGTTTCTGTTTCAAATATCCGGCCCACAGCCCGGCAACCCATTCAACACCCTTTGCCGTGAAGCGAGCCTGCCGGAATGCGTGCTGATTCTGCTGGCTGGTACCGGTTTTCACCTCAAACCGGCCGGCCTCTAAATGATTGGCCTTCGGCGTCAGCTGGCCTTCCAGCCGGTAAACAATGTCTTTCTCCAGCAGGAACATCCGGAATTCAGGTTCTTTCGCATGCAGCAATTTGCAGACCGCGCGGAATCCCATAGAACCCTTAGCCATGACGTACTGATCAACGAATTCTACTTTCGGGGCCGCCAGCGCCAGCTGTGATTCTAGTACCTGTTTTTCTTCGGCTAGATCAGCAGCCAGTCGTAACGCGTCCGGCAATGACTGCGGTAACTGGTTTTTCAATTCCAGCTCCTGCCAGCGGTCAACCACCGCGGCGGTGAACTCAGGCGACAGCCGGGCAACCAGCACCAGCGAATCGCGCTTATTGAACCAGTACTCCTGATATTCTTCCCCATTCTGTTCGTGCAAATAGGGGGTGTGCTCCAACGGCGCGCTTAAAATTCCAGCAACAACCAACCTTTCAGCCGACCTTTTCACGTTGCTGTGCTTACTCTGCACCAGCTCAGCAATCTCACGGCTCGACATCGTCACCACTTTTCCTGACAGCAAACTGTTCGACATAAATACCCCACACGTTAAACCGGCTGCACACCGGCAGGTTTGAAATCAATGATCCTTACTTCTGCTTTCCCGTCCTTCGTTAAGTCTCCCCATTCAACGGTCATTCTCTTCACCTGGCTGTCGTCTGCCCACACTCCGGCGTGCGTCAGGCTGTCAAACAGCGCCTTCTGGAAGTTATCCAGATCCCGGCGCGCCCGGTTCGGTGGGAACAGGACGACATGCACGTCGAGTTCAGCAGTTAGCGGCTGCGGCTTGCGCTTCAACTGCTCATACACGGCGGCAATCGCGTTTGACCGGTATACCCGCCCGCGGGCGCTGATCAGCATGCCTTTGCTGGTGGCGCGCCAGTAACCGTTAACGCTCGGCGGGAATGGTAGTGTGAGTTTCATTCAGCCACCTCGGTAATCGCTACGTTGGTGAAGTGAATTTCGCTATCGAACGGAAGCTCACCACCCAGATATAGAACCGGTCCGAAGGTCTGCATCAATTCCCATATCTGAAACTTTGAATAACCTTCTGAATCGACCGCGGGGGGCGTGAAGTCAGGCAGGCTTGGCGCTAATATCTCAAGCTTTTCACGCTGGGATTTCATGACTGCCAGGCCAAATTCGTTCAGCTTGACTTTGACGCAGTTATTTATATTTACCGTTGCCGTTTTCATAGTTGCACCTCCGGATCGGTGTAGGTATCGCGAGTGACGGCAGCGACCGGAATACCAGCTGCAATGCTCTTGTTGGCAATTTCCATGCTGATTTTTGCCAGCTTTCCTTCAGCGTTTTTAATACGGTTTCGAGTGTTGAGCTCTTCTCGTTTCAGCTTTTCAAGACCCTCACGATGTTCAACTACTTCCCGACGCAGGGATTTAAGCTCCCAGTCGATCTTCTGCTCGCCTTCCGCGCGGGCATTAATCCAGTCGAATGCATCCACGACTGCACCACAGCGCCTACATGTGAGTTGCCGAAGGTGTTCATCAACTAATACATTCACATGGCCACAACGATATGCAGCATGTTCGGGCTTATCTGCCTTGACGAGGTTTAGCATTTCTTTGATGTCGGCATTCGACTCAAAGCGCTTGGTGAAAGCCAGCACGTTTTCGCTGTCGTCTTTCGGTTCATCAATCACAATTCACCTCCCCTGCTTTGAGCAGGCTATTCAGCACAGCATCGGCATGATCAAGCGCACTATCGTGATCCGACGGGCAAAGCTCGCCAGTAGGTGATGCAGCCTTGAGATAGCTGCGATAGGCATCAAGCCAGATTTTCTGGAGTTCGTTCACGCTGCCACCTCCTGCAGATAATCAGCGCCAGCAGTGATCAGCGCTTCACGCGATACTGTGGTGAACTGCCCGCGCGGTTTGATGAATGGCCTCCAGATAACCAGCAGACTGCCCTTGCTGTTGCCGTTCTTCCCTGGCTTGCCGGTCCCGGCATTTATGAAGGACAGGCGACCATCAGTGATAAAGCGGATTTCGTCGGCGGTAGTCAGCGCCAGCGAGAACCAACCTGTTGAGGTATCGGCGGGCAACAGCATTACCACCGGCTGGTGCTGGGTGCGGCACTGCTCGGCTGCCTTCTCAACCCACGGGGTGATCGCGCTGTATGGAGGGTTACACCAGATTGCCCCGTAACTCTCCCAATCGGCGCTCAGCGCATCATCGGTTTCAGTCAGGTACCTGGCGCAGAGCGCGTTCTGGTGGTCGGCGGCAGCGTCCAGATAGAAACCAAACTCCAGATCAAGCGCGGTGAAGACTTCAACCGGCGTCTGCCAGCGGTCTTTGTGCTCGATCGGTGTTGTGCTCGCAAATTCAGATGTCATGCCTGTCCCCTTCCCTGACGTACTGCCCACAAATTACGCTCAAACTCAGCATTGATTTCAGCCTGCGTTTTCACTGCCTCGGATGCCGCGACGAGTCGATATTTACGCGGCGATTTTTCGGTCATGGTGATTGTGATTTCTGGTCGGCGGCGCAGCGCGTTGAGGGCGCCATGAACTGCCGTAGGGTGCGGAGTCAGCCCGGTGTTATCCACGATAACGGCCTCGATTTCAGCGGCGGTGCGCGGGGTGTTATCGCTCGCCAGCACTTCAAGAACTAATTCTGGGTATGATTTCATGCGGCTTTCACTCCCTGCTGGCGCTGGGCGCACTCTTTCCAAATCTTGGCCCACGTAGTAATGGCGAAGTCACTGCGCATGCTGCGGACGCTGGCTTTGCTAGCCTCGGTGCACACCAGTTTTTCCAACTCGCTCGGGGCTTTGGTTGCTGCTACACCGCTGATGAACCGGCGGTATGCCGCGTCGCGTTCGGCGGAATCAACTGCAACTTCACCTTCAGCTGTCCACTTGCCGTTCACACAGACCGGGCGCCACTCTTCGCCCATTTGGTCGCGCTGAGCAGGTAACCTTCGAATTTGTCTGGCTGGAACAGGGTTGTCGGGCGCAGATACTCGGCCATTTTTGGAGAGTCTCCCCAGTGAACCTGCTTGTATTCGATAACCAGCTGCAGTTCTTCCAGGGTGTGACCTTCGCGGAGACGGGCACGCATGTTTTGCAGCGAGCTTTTGGTGGGCTGGTAACGTGACCCGGTGATTTGGTTGAGATGTTTCAGTGCCTGTTTAGCCTGATCAGTAATTTCAACCTCGGCGTCGGTCTGCGCAGCAGGCTGACAAAGGGTTTTTATATCTGATGGATCTTGTTTTGAATTTACTAACGGATCCCCTCCAGATTCTGGACGGTCAAAACCGCTTTTAATCACGTTTTCTGGACGTTCAGAATCTGAATATTCAGAATTGGAACGTTCAGAATCTGAATGTTCAGGAACTGGACTATCAGAATAGAAACCCGCAGCGGCTTCGCGGAGCTTCTTAACGTTCAGGTAATACAGGTTGGTTTTATTGCGGTTGCCCTTGCGGCGTTCTTCTCGGGATAACCAGCCATCTTTCTGCAACTGAGTGATAGCAGTAATGACCGTACTGCGGCCAGCGCCGATCTGGCGGGATATCGTCTCAATGCCCGGATAGCACGTGCCTTCATCGCTGGAGAAATCAGCCAGACGCAGCATTACCAGCAATTGGGTACCTTTCACGCCAGCCTGAGCCAGCCCGTCCCAGACGTATGCGGATAACTTAACGCTCATCGTAATTCCTCACGGCAGCTGCAAATCTACGGCTTGTTACTCGCCCTTTTTCAACCAGATAACGAGCCCTTGTTATTGAAACACCGAAAATGGCGGCGATTTCGGCAAAGGTTTTCCCGTCAACGCGGAGTGCAGCAGCAAACAAATAACGGCGCTCAGCCTCTGGCGATTTGGTAGTTATTACGGTATCCAGGAATTCTCGACGTGACAGATTATTAGTCATGATCTTCTATCCTCTCAAACAGCGATCGGAACAACTCAACCGGCTGTGCGCACTCATGCGGGTAACCGGCGCGCATGAAGATGACGCGATCCCCCGCTCGGTCGAAGCCCACGACGTGTACCACAACGCCCCGCCAATCCTTGTAACGCCGGTCCAGCTTTTGGATTTTTTCAGACATGCGCTTACCTTCCGGCTGTGTTCACAGACGTAACCTACCCACCATGCCGCGAACTGGTAGTTGCACGGGATCCAGCGGTTGCCTATCATCACTTCGTACGAAAGAGAGCCAGCAGTACCGCCAGTCGCTACACAGCGAATTTGCGGAACTCCTGCTTTTATGAGTAAACTGTTCATGCGTTAATTACTCCACACGATTTGTTAATGCGCCCGACGCCTCGGGACTGCACTCCTGAGGCGTCAACCTTTCCGGCTTTCGCCTTTTTGCTGAACAGCGCCAACACAGCTCGAACTTCCGCATCACGCGCCGACAGATGGCGTGAGTGATACTTCATGATTTCTTTCGCTTCCTCAGCATCAATGAACCCATCTTCCAGAGCGGCTTGAATGATCATGTCTACGTGACCACGGTGCGCCGCTGTGCGCATACTTTTGCTGAACAGCTCCACTTGGTCGAGTTCTTCCAATTGCGGGATATCGACGAACAGACCGCCGCGGCGTTGTGCAAAGTGCTCAGCCAGGCAACTCGTGCCGCTGATGTCTTCCATCGCTTCCAGCTCTGCCACCTCGAAGAAGCGACAGCCGTTCTTTTCGTACAGGTTGTTGTTGAACTGAGTTTCAGTCATGCCTAAAGCGCCAGCCATTGCAGAACGACCGCCGGGGAATGCTTTGCACATCGCTTTTACTGTGGATTTCAGGTCTACCATTTCGTTTTTCCTTCGGTAGTTATGCTAAGGATGCTGATGCGTTAGGATTTGCTGAGTCTGGTCGCTCGAGTGAAACCAGTATTTCTGCCTGAGAAATCTGGCCGTTAGTTGCAGCTGTGAGAGCTGAAATGTAGCGGGAGCTAATCTCTGCGCCGTTGAGCCACTTACTAACCGTTGATTGGCCTACGCCAATTCGGCGAGCCAATTCAGACTGAGAGCCGGTGATGCTGATTGCTTTTTCAATGACATGGTTCATTTGGTTATTCCCTCCATCATAATTATGCTTAATTATGCTTTAGGGAATAAAAATAAGCAAGTCGGTAGAGACTTTGACAGAATATGCGCGTGGGAATAACTTTTGGGGTATGAAAACACTATCTGAACGACTGGCGAAAGCCATGGCCGATACCGGATTTGACAGTCAGACCCGGCTCGCTCGAGCTGCTGGGGTTGAACAGTCTGTTATTTCAAAGATCATTGCGGGGGCCAGCAAAACTTCAAAACACAGTAGCAAGTTAGCGGCTGCGATGGGTATCAGTGCTGATTGGCTGATCAATGGCGCTGGAACAATGCAAGGCGGCATTGATAGCCCATTACAACGCATTGATGTTTCTAAGTTAGTAAAAGTCTTCGATGAAAAAGGCGATACCGGTGAAGCAATCACATGGATCTCTGAAGTTCCTGAACACTATCGCGCATATATCATGAAGAGAAACACTGGCATAGCTCAAGCGCCAGCAGGCACCGTTGTGGTGGTTAACCCAAACCGTAGCCCTTCCACTAACGATCTCGTCGTCACGTTAATCTCAGGCACTTTATCGGTTTTCAGATATCACTTATCAGGTGATGGCGGCGGTTTCTTATCGGTTGATGACACGCGCATTCCTGTAACTCCAGTTCGTTCAGAATCGGATATCGTCGGACCCGTAGAACAGATCTTCATTCCTGCATTAAGCAAGTGAACCACCCGCGAATCAGGCACAGGAGAGCCCTTAAACTCTCCTGGACCAACTCTTACAAGCCACGTACCCATATCCAAATACCTCGCAGCATCAAAACCTTTTGATGATAGTTGCCGCCAAAAAAACAACTGTATATAACCCCAGTATAAGCACGAATTCCCCTTTACTGCAAAAAATTGTCACACTCCCGTGACGCCAACAAATCACCCAAAGAATATTTTTAATTATTCTTTATTGACTATATTTATTCCCTAAAGCATACTTTAATCATCAGCAGCACAACGTTAAGAGCACTGGTTGTTGAGAGTCTCACTAACAATCAACTTCTGAACCACAGAATCAGTGCTCTTAACGTTGTGGCAAGCATCAGGTGATGGCAGGGCTCCTTACCCTGTTGCGGGTTCAACTCCCGCCGCCCTATCAGATCGACGTGGAACTCGATAATTGCTGTGTGTAGTTGTCTTTCGGCGGTGGCATGACTCTTCAACCTACCCAAGGGGGAGCGAAGATAATGTTCTGATCATGACCACCGCCAATTTTTTCGCAGACATAGACAAGGGTTCGCTGGCCCCACCAGCACACCCAGTGCGTCACCGGTGGCCCTTTTCTATGTGTGTGAGTAATTAGCCCGGTGCAGTGGGCATAAACAGGAGTAATTAACGTGAAAGAACTTTGGTTTAAAAGCCTCCAGATTTACCGCATGAGCCGCGATATCGCGCTCGATGCAGCTGAAATGCAACGTCAGATGGCTCAGTTCGTTTTCTCGCCGTGTGGCAGCCAGGACATGGCGAAAACCGGCTGGGTTTCACCGATGGGTAAGTTCGGTACCGAAAAGCTGGTGCACGCAGCCGGTCACCAACTACTGATCTGTGCAAAACGTGAAGAGAAAATCCTTCCGGCGCCGGTGATTAAGCAGGAACTAGCTAACAAGATTGAGCAACTTCAAAACGAGCAGCACCGCAAGCTGAAGAAGACCGAGAAAGATTCTCTGAAAGATGAGGTGTTGCATAGTCTGATGCCGCGCGCGTTCAGTCGCCTCACCCAGACCTTCATGTGGATTGATCTGGATAGCCGCCTGATCATGGTCGACGCGGTCAGCGCCAAAAAGGCAGAAGACATGCTGGCACTACTGCGTAAAAGCCTCGGTTCGCTGCCAGTGGTGCCGCTGACAATGGAATCGCCGATCGAACTGAACCTGACCGAGTGGGTGCGCAGCGGCCTACCGCCAGCTGGGTTCGCTTTGCAGGACGAAGCCGAGCTGAAAGCCATTCTGGAAGAAGGCGGCACTATCCGCTGTAAGAAGCAGGCATTGGTCAGCGACGAAATCAGCAGCCATATAGAAAACGGCAAACTGGTCACTCAGGTTTCGATGGACTGGCAGGAACGCGTCAGCTTCCAGATCAATGATGCCTTCACGCTGAAAAAATTGAAACCGAGCGACACGCTGGCTGATCAGAACGACGACATCGACCGCGAAGATTTTGCCGCGCGCTTTGATGCCGATTTCATTCTGGTCACCAGTGAATATTCTGCGCTGATATCGAACCTTATTTCCGCGCTGGGCGGCGAAGCCCAAAGATAATTTAAAACCATCTGAATTTAATTAATTGCCATCACTGGCAAGGGATTCGATCAAGCCCAAAACGGTGTGCAGCCTATTTATTTTAAACGTGTGGAGTAATTTTATGACCTGGTTAACCACTTTTTCAGGCGAGCATTTGGATTTCTCAAATCCTAATCTACTTGCCTTCAATATCACCGACATCGCGCAGGGGCTATCCCACGAATGCCGCTTTGCCGGGCAGATTTCAGACTTCTACAGCGTGGCGCAGCATTCTGTTCTGTGCAGTCTGATTGTTCCGCCACAGTACCAGCGCGAAGCCCTGTTGCATGACGCTACTGAAGCGTACATGAAGGACATCCCAGCCCCGCTGAAGCGCATGCTGCCTGACTATGCACGCGTCGAGCGCCAGATTGATTCCCTGATCCGCGAAAAGTACGAACTCCCGCGGGAGATGAGCGCCATCGTCAAAACAGCTGACCTGATCATGCTGGCAACCGAACGTCGGGATCTGGAAGTCGATGCCGATAATTTCTGGCCGATTCTGGAAGGCATCATGCCGACCGACATTCTTATCACACCTCTCAACCCAGTACAGGCCCGAGCTTTATTTATGCGCCGCTGGGAAGAGCTGATGTTCTGAACAGGGGGGTGTCATGGGAAAAATAACTTTAATTGTTGAATTCGAGGACGGAAAAGAACCGGCTTTAAGCGCCTCAACTACCCTGCTCGGCGGCCAGCTGGTTGCATTTGCGTGGCGTGACCTGCTCAATGACCAGGTTGTGTCAGTTGATGCGGAACTGCCATCTGCGAATGAAGAGGTACTTCTTTTTGATGCTAATGGCGAAGGCTGGGTAATTGGCTGGCGTTCAATGTGGATGGCAATGGGGCAGAAAGAAACCGGTGAATGGGAGTGGTCATTCCAACTGGATGGATTGAGCCATGAGGATGTGCGGATCACCCACTGGGCATCAATTCCAGATGAACCAGCGCCAGCAGGGGTAAAGCTATGACTAAGGCAACCAAAGAATTCCAAATCTTCAGCATCATGAAAGCCCGTGTTGAGAATGCACTTAATCAAGGGCATGACCAAATGGCTATCCCTGTCGAAGCCCTGAAAATAATCCTCGATCAGCTCGAAGTTATCAGCAAATCGGAGTGGAAGCTGGCTGGTGAATTGACCGAACTGCAAATGAATTACAACGCGATTCAATTGAAAGGTGATCAGGTCCCGGTGGCTTGGTTAAACGACGCGCACCTTGCGCGCGGCCACATCAAAGGTGAGGCGGGTGAAGAGGATGCCGGTCCGGGTATGATGCCCGTTTACCGGGAAAAATACCTTCCGCCGCAGAAACCTGTCATCAGCAAGGAAAAGCTCTGCGACTGGTTAGAAGATAATTTTGATATCAATGATAGCCAGCGGGACGCATTCGCTCAGTGTTTCGCTCATCACTGCAACTGCATCGTCAAAAAGGAAGATTAATAATGAAAAATTTAACCAACGAACGTCTGAAGGAAATTATCGCGCACCGCTCCCCTTCTCTGCGCTGGGGAGAAGCGGAGGCAATGGCAAGCGAGCTTTTGATTTTGCGACCGGGTGAAGCGCCAGCCGTTACGCCTGACTCAGCGCCATCATTTATTCTGGATTTAATGGCCCAGATCCGCGCCGCAAAATCACCAGAGGAAGTCCGCGCAATTAAGGCAAAGGTCTGTGCCGCTGATCTGGATGTTGCTGTGGAGACGTTCGACAAGGCGATCGAAAAGCTTTCAAATCTGTAAGCCGGTGTGCAGCCGGCTCTATTAACGTGTGGGGGTTCGCATGATCAGTTTGGACTGTATCCCAGTCAGTGCCTATTGCAGCACAACTGGGGAAACAATTGATGCCATCAACAAGCGCATTCAGCGCGGCGTCTGGAAAGAAGGTGTTCAGGTGTTAAAAGTTGATGGCGTAAAAGAACGTTGGATTGATCTTGCGGAGGTAACAAAGTGGGCGAGAGGGAACCGGCAAAACTGCCAAGAGGCGTGACGTTACGCAGTCACAAATCAGGCCAAACCATCAATATCACATTCACGTATAAAGGGGTGAAATGCCGTGAGCCCCTTTCTAATATCGATGTGAACCCAAAAAATATTAAATATGCCGAAAGGCTGCTGGGAGAGATTTACAATAAAATTGAGCGTGGCATTTTTAATTACGCGGATCAGTTCCCGAAATCCACGCGGTTAAAACTCTTTGGAAATAATCAGAGCTCTAAATCTGTAAAAGACTATATGGACGAATATATAACTCTTTGCGAATTGAGGGGGCTGGCCCCCTCAACTATCACCGGTTATAAAAAATGCCGGTCCGCGCTGAAGGGCATGCACAAAATGCAGGTCTCTGACATCACCACGGCGATCGTGAAAAGCTGGATCAAGAACCAGACAACCACGTTGAAAACCACCCGTAACAGGCTGTCATTCCTCGGGCTCGCGATAGATGAAGCGGTTACTGATGGGTATCTGGCAACAAACCCGGTCTCTTTGGTTTCAGCATCCCGTTATAAAAACGATACGGACACAGCGGAGAGCGAATACATCGTTGACCCTTTCGAGCCAGATGAAGTAACGGCTATACTCTCCGCCGCCAGGTCACCACAGGAAGAAAACCTTTTCCGGTTTGCATTCAGATCAGGGCTGCGAAGTTCTGAGCTTTGCGCGCTGCGATGGGATTACATCGACTTTGTGGGCGCCACCGCACATATACAGACGGCCAGTGTTGAGGGGGTAACGAAGGGAACGAAAACGCGGGCGGGGAAAAGAAAGGTAGAGCTGGACGGCGATGCGATGCGGGCGCTAAAAGACCAGAAACAATTCTCCTTCACGCACAGCGAGTTTGTTTTTCTGGATCCAAAAACGGGGGAGCCTTGGGCGGGGGCTGATGCGATCAGGAAGAAAGCCTGGTTACCGGCGCTGAAGAAAGCCGGTGTCCGGTACCGCAATCCGTACCAAACCCGTCACACCTTCGCCACCATGCATATCAGCATGAATGCCAACCTGTTCTGGCTGGCCGGGCAGATGGGTCACAAGGGTCCGGAAATGCTGTTCCGGCATTACGGTTCATACCTGAAAGCGTACAGTGGGGTGACGGAGGAAGTACGTCAAAAGAGCCGTAAAGGATACGCAGAACCGTAAAAGTAAAATAACTCTTTTATTTTTAATTGGTTGGAAAGGTTCGGACGCGGGTTCAAATCCCCCCAGCTCCACCAAATAATGATCCGGTTATTACCAGATAAGTCCGGAGAAGTCCTGAAAGCCCGCATCCCTTCTAGGTTTGCGGGCTTTTTTGTGTCTGTAGAAGTCCGAGATCGAGAACATTCCTGTTCAGGAGCTGAAAGCATGCACACTTATTCAGGTGTTAGAGCCAATCAAAGCACGCGCAGCGTTAGAAGCTGTCGGAAGGTTAGTTCAGCGCATCAATGAGATAATGATTTATGCGGTGAATGTGGGATTGATTGAGGCGAATCCAGCTTCAGGTATAGGTAATGCTTTCGAACGCCCGAAGAAGCAGCACATGCCTACAATACGCCCTGCAGAAGCCTCAGCAATAGCTTGGTCAGAGACCGATATCGAGAACAAGCAGTAGTGTATTCCAGCGGAACGTATGAAGGCAAAACGTGATCATATAGCCCCTCTCTCAGAACAAGCTTTAGAGCTGCTGGAAATCATGCCTCCAATTAACGGGAATCGTCAGCACGTTTTCCCTAGCCGAAAGGTCGGGCTGTGCCGCAAACGTTGAAAGAGTATGAGATTGAATTCTTGAAGAAAAAGACCAATCCGGGTCTGCAAACCAATCTGATCTTAAGTGAAGACTGCGAGACAGACTGGTTGCCAATGTGCGAAATCAAGAATGCTTAAAAAGAAACCGGCTCAGGCCGGTTTTTTTCATTGAGAAGTAGTAACTGGTCACTTGAAGTGATGAGTTATGGGCAGTTCAGGGCAAACTAATCACCACATAACATAATGAAATTAAACAAAAAAACAAAAAGTGAACACTGTGAACACTGTGAACACTGTGAACACTGTGAACAGTTTTTATATAAATCTTTTTTCTGATGTTCAAATTGTTGCCTTCTTAGAGGCTCTTCCAGTCAGGCAACTTGTTGGACCGCTTGCGCCAATAGTGGAATAACGCCATGAATAAACCAAACAGCAAACCGGCAAAGAGGGCGATGAATACCGCATGCAATACGCTGAAGCCTTGATTTTTCCAGATAGTGAACCACATGAAAATGCCCCATATAGGGCTGTACAAGGCGGCGAAGAACATCGTATTAAGCCAGAAAGGGGCAAACGGAGGCGGTGGCATTTTACTCCCCATTTTCCAAAACAAGCGTAAGATGGGGGGCGCATAATTGCTCCGCCACATCTTTTTATTTTCCATCAGGTCTATTGCCTTTTTCTTCTTTTCTTCAAATACCAT